AATCCAAACGGATCGTCAATAAAATCGTCAAAAGTGTTTTTAATATTTTTTACTGTGTTAATACCCGATTGAACTGTATTAACAACACCTCCAACAGTGTTAGTAATATCTTCAATAGTATCTAAAAAGTTCCAAAAAGCCATGCTGAGTCTCCTATAGTATTTAGTTGACTTTTTTAAGTACGTAGTTTATTATAAATACAATCTTAGGAGCACATATGGCTAGAAAAGTAAATTATTTAAACAATAAAGACATGCTTGCTGAAATACACAAGTCAAAAAACACATTCTGTAGTTTTGTCGATCCCGAATATGCAAGTTATGATATTATATTACCATCAGTTGATAAAATCAATATTAGAACAATCAGTGAAGCAAAGAAAAATCGTGCTAAACTACTTACAAATCAAAAATACGAATATGAAAAATCAATAGGTAACAAGGTTAAACTTGCAGAATGCGAGTATGATTACAAAAAAATACAAAAAGAAGATTTAGTTTTCCGTATTATGACGTTTGATCACATTCCAGACGAACCTGGTAGAAAAAAGAACCCAAAAACTGTTGCAGATAAAAAAACAAAACTAAACTTTCCACCATTTCAGCATTGGAAGTTTGACGAAAACGACAATTTAATATGTGTAGGAAAGAGTCATTGGGTCGGTGGCATGGAAAACGGCTATTTTGAAAAAGCAAATGGTCGTGCTACAAACAAACTTGCAATGATGTGGTTAAAACTAGTTGATAGATATGCCACAAGAGGCAATGTGCGTGGATATACTTACAACGACGAAATGAAAGGACAAGCTATTTTGCAACTTTCGCAGATTGGGTTACAGTTTGACGAATCAAAGTCGCAAAATCCTTTTGCATATTACACAGCAGCAGTCACAAACAGTTTTGTTCGAGTTATAAACCTCGAAAAACGCAATCAAAACATACGAGATGACATTCTTGAAATAAATAACCTCAATCCAAGTCATACAAGACAACACGCAGGCGAGTGGGAAGCTGCTCTCCGCAGAGAATCAGAGAAAAAATAACCGGTTGACTTAGATTTATTAGTGTTTTACAATAGTATTAAACACGGAGTATAAGTTTGTTTAAAAAAGCAGCAGTATTTACTGACATTCACTTTGGTATGAAAGGCAATAGTCGTGTTCATAACAAAGATTGTGAAGATTTTGTCGATTGGTACATCGAAACAGCAAAAGAACATGGTTGCGAGACTGGTATTTTTTGTGGAGATTGGAATCACAATAGAAATAGTCTTAACTTAACCACTATGGATGCTGGTATTCGCAGTTTAGAAAAACTAGGTGCAGCATTTGATCAGTTTTATATGTTTGCTGGTAACCACGATTTGTATTTCAAAGATAAACGTGATATTAAAAGCACAGAGTGGGCAAAACACATTCCTGGCATTACAGTCGTTGATGATATTATGCAAATCGAAGATGTTGCCCTGGTTCCGTGGATGGTAAGTGACGAATGGAAAAAAGTTGCAGCACTAGATTGCAAATATATGTTTGGACACTTTGAACTTCCTAACTTTTTAATGAACGCTATGGTAAGAATGCCAGATCACGGCGAACTTAAAGCAGAAAACTTAACAAAACCTGAATATGTGTTTACAGGACACTTCCACAAACGTCAAAGTCAGAAGAATGTACACTATATTGGTAACGCATTTCCGCATAACTATGCAGATGCTTGGGATGATGACCGTGGTATGATGGTGTTGGATAGAGAAAATGCAGCAGAACCATTATATATTAACTGGTTAGATTGTCCTAAATACCGTACAGTAAAGTTATCACAGTTGATTGACGAAAAAGACTCACTGATTAAGCCTAACATGTACTTGAGAGTTACATTAGACTTGCCGATTAGCTTTGAAGAAGCTACCTTTATCAAAGAAACTTTTATTAAAGACTATCAGTGCAGAGAAATTACTCTTATTCCACAAAAAAGCATCGAAGACATTAGTTCAGAGCTAGATATCGAGCACTTTGAAAGTGTTGACCAGATTGTTAGTAACGAAATACTAGCAATAGATAGTGAAAACTTTAATAAATCGTTACTTTTAGAAATATACAATGAGCTAGAATGATAAAACTTAAAGACCTTACAGTAAAAAACTTTATGAGTGTGGGAAATGTAACCCAAGCCGTAGACTTTGACGAAGAACAACTTACACTTGTATTAGGTGAAAACCTAGATCAAGGCGGAGATGACACAGGATCAAGAAACGGCACTGGTAAAACCACTATTATCAATGCTCTTTCCTATGCTTTGTACGGTACAGCACTTACAAACATCAAAAGAAACAACTTGATTAACAAAACAAACAGCAAAGGCATGCTAGTTACGCTTAACTTTGAGAAAGGCGCTAACAAATATCGAATCGAACGTGGTAGATCGCCTAATGTACTCAAGTTTTATGTAAACGAACAGGAACAAGTTGACGATTTACAAGATGCAAGTCAAGGTGATAGTAGAAAAACACAAGAAAGTATCAGTGATTTATTGAATATGAGTCACGATATGTTCAAACATATTGTTGCATTAAACACATATACCGAACCGTTCTTAAGTATGCGTACAAACGATCAGAGAGCTATTATTGAACAGTTATTAGGTATAACTATCCTCAGTGATAAAGCAAATACGTTAAAAGATCGCATAAAAGAAACAAAAGATGCTATTACAGAAGAAACTTTACGTATTGATGCTATTAACTCTGCCAACGAAAAGATACAAACCAGTATCGATTCGCTGTTTAATAGACAAAAAGCATGGAAAAGCAAGCAAAAAAGTGATATTCAGCGTTTAGACAATGCTATTAACGAGTTAGAACAACTAGATATTGAAAAAGAGCTAGATAGTCACGAAAAACTTAGCGATTGGACCGAATTAAACAATCGTTTAACCAGTTTAAACAAAGAAAAGTCTACATTAGAGAGTGCTTTGATGCGAGCAACCAAGAGTGTTGACAAAGCACAGAAGGATATCACTGATTTAGACGATGCAACCTGCTATACTTGCGGTCAAGCACTGCATGAAGACAAAAAAGCAGAGATTCTTGCAACAAAAACTAAAGATCTACAAGATTCAATAGCATATCAGACAGAAGTTGCTGATAAACTAGAGTCAACCATGAGATTTCTTGATGATATTGGTAATATAAACGGCAAACCCACTACATTTTACGAAACTGCACGTGAAGCATATGAACATAGAAACAACGTAGATAACTTAAAGCAAACTAAGCTAAGTAAACAGCAAGAAGAAGATCCTTATCAGGCACAAATTGAAGATTTACAAACAACAGCATTGCAAGAAGTTGATTGGACATCGGTGAATGAGTTAAACAACCTCAAAGACCACCAAGAGTTCTTGTTAAAACTGCTTACAAACAAAGATTCTTTCATTAGAAAGAAGATTATCGACCAAAACTTGGCATATTTAAACGCAAGGCTCACATATTACCTAGATAAAATAGGCTTACCGCATCAAGTGGTGTTCCAAAACGACCTAGCAGTAGAGATTACACAACTAGGACAGGACTTAGACTTCGATAACTTGTCACGTGGAGAACGTAACAGGCTAATACTTGGTCTTTCCTTTGCATTTCGAGATGTTTGGGAAAGTTTATACCAAAGTATTAACTTAATGTTTATTGACGAGTTGATTGACAGTGGTATGGATACTGCTGGAGTAGAAAATAGTATAGGCATTCTTAAAAAGATGACAAGAGAACGAAATAAAAATGTTTTTCTTATCTCACACAAAGACGAACTAGTTGGTAGAGTTAACAATGTACTAAAAGTTGTTAAAGAAAATGGCTTTACCAGCTATGCAACCGATATTGACATTGTAGAATGAGCGAAGAAGACACACATGACAAGATAATCAAGGCAGTATTGGACTATTTCGCATTGAATGAAATATTCCAACAGCGTCCTGCAGAGTTAAAACGTAGAAAGGTGCGCAAAAAGCTAGGCGAACTACGTGATCTCTGCAAAGTAAGACGTGATGAGATAATGGAAGAACACATTAGACATGTACAAGACGGCAGAAAAAACAATAATCCAAAAAAGGCAAGAGAAGCACAAGGCAAAAAATAACTAATATATGAGTTGGACATATAAAGGCAAAAAAGTTGAAACAATTCCAGATGAATACGAAGGCTTTGTATATCTGATTACAAATAAAAAAACAAAACAAAAATACGTAGGCAAAAAACTAGCAAAGTTTAAAACAACCAAGCCACCACTAAAAGGCAAAAAGAACAAACGCCGCGGTTACAAAGAAAGCGATTGGCGTGAATACTGGGGAAGTTCAGATAGACTGAACGAAGATGTAAAAACACTAGGCGAAAAAAACTTTACTCGTGAAATACTTTACTTCTGTAAAAGCAGAGCAGAAATGAGTTATATCGAAGCACGAGAACAGTTTGACAGGCGTGTATTAGAAACAGACGAATACTACAACGGCATCATCAATGTAAGAGTTGGTGGTTAGAAAAAACTACGCCAGGCACTACTAGAACACAAATAGGCTATATATTGAGCTCTGATTAAACTCCAAGATCCAGCCGAGGTTATGCTCGTTGCCGGTGGTGTGGAATGCTCACGTGAAGAAGTATACGATAGGCTTTAAAGGATAGTGGCTCTGAGAAAAAGCAACCACATGGTAAGTGTTTTCGCTTGTTAGGGAATAACTGCCTTCCGTTGATATGACGAAGCTAGAGTAGGGGGATACAGGTCAACCGCCTCCGACAACGCAAGTTGAATCTCTTTTAACAAGATGGCTGAAGCGACTCGAATAATGTTTCAAAGCTACCTTCGCCCGGCAACGGGCGAATTATGACTTCACAATCTGAATAATATTAAAAGCATATGCTTACGCATATGCATTATTAGTATTATAATCAAGAAAACATAGTTCGTGTTGAGCGATAGCGATAACACAGATGAACGTAAGTTCATCTTAAATGTATAAATAATAATAAGTTATATTTAAGGATATCTCACAATGCAAGTTTTTCAGATTATTACAGAAGATGTAAATGAAGCAATTCCATTTACTAAAAAAGCAAAAATGATGAAGCAAGCCAAAAAGGCTGCTAAGGGTGCTACTAGTGATGAAGCACGTCAGATGGAAGTTGAACTTCTTACATATCTAAAAACATCAAAACAGAAACCAACTGTTGACGCATTACAAAAATATTTTGATCAAAAAGGACTTGGTCAAGCTGCTGCACCTATCATGAAAAACTTTGTAACTAAAACAATGAAAAAGTCAGCAAAAAGTCAAGCACGTCAAGATAAAGCAAGAGCAGCAGGTCAAGCAGCAGCAAAACTTGGTGGTATGGCTAAAGTTGGTGCACAAAAAGCAGGTTCAGCTATTAGTAAAGCTGCCACAGCAGCAAAAAATGCAAGTGGTGTAGTTCCTGCAAGTCAAATCGGCGGACCTGCTCCAATGTTTAAAAGTCAACGAGTAGCGGCTGGTATGTACGAAGCAGAAGCAGGTGATACACTAACCAAAGGAGAAGTGCGTAATATTATTAAACAGGTTGTTGCTAAAGGTTACGGCGGCGCAGCTGGATTTGATAAAAGTAGATTTGCACAAGAAGAACCTCCGGCAAGTTTTAAATCGAATAGAGCAACACCTTCTCCTGCAGAAAAGCAAGCAATAGATACACTCAAGGCAGCAGGTTACAAAATTAGCAAGTAACTACCAAAACGGTTGATTGGTTTTCTTTGCAGTTTCTAAGTTATCATTAATAAGTTTAGACATTACTTCTCTGTCTTCAGCAGATGTTTCATATATCTCGCTCATAGAAACAGAACCTCTCATGAACCAACACATTTTGAATAAGCTGTGTTTGATTTGTTTAACCTCGTTACCCATTTTGTCTACTTCTTGTAGGATCTTTTCAAGAGGCCATGATAAGATCCTTATCCGAAAAAACTTGATTGATCAAAGGAGATAGGAATACTATAATCAGTTGGTGCACCTGCATCGATATCTTCTTGAGAAAAGTTTGCCTTAAATGGTTGTACAGAAAACTTTTTACGCTGTTCGTCAGTGTGTTGTATCAGTTTTTTATAGATAGTAGTATCTGCATTTTCTAAAAACTCATTTATATGTGCTCTATCAACAACTGGATCTTCATCTGCATATTTAATAGCTGCAACAGTGTTATAGATTTGAGTGATGTTCATATCAGTGAGTTTTGTAAAACTTTCATTGAAACGTCTTATCTTTTCTTCTTCTGACATTTCATCATCGTTTACAACTCGAAACAATCTCTGTTCTTCAAAGGTTTTTAGTGCAGTCTCGGTAAACTTTTTATATGTTAGTGGATGAGTTTCAAAAGTAAAGTCACCGTGTGTTAACAACGGATCGTATGTTTGAGCAAGTATGTTATCTAAAATGGGTCTCAAGTTAATTTCAAATGTGCGATCGTCGTCTAACTCTTTGATAAATGACGAAACTTCCATTATCTCACCATAGGTAGCAATACGTATTGCAAGTAGTATTGCATCAATATCCACACTTGGAATATGCCAAGCATTTTTGATATTTGGCATACAACTTTGTATAACTTGTACTGTGCTTTCTCCGTTTAACAATGCATCGGGCGTCTTGATCATTATTTCGTCTTTTGCAGTCATAGGAAGCACAGGATATTCACCTGTTTCAGTTTTTTCCAACGATCCAGGTGCATAAAACATTCCTTTACTAGGCAAGTTGATATAGATTTTTGGTTGTCTAAAGTGCTTACTTAATGGATTTGCATTTTGCATTGATTTTCTCCGGATAAATATACTATACAATATATATCTGTATAGTTAACTACGTATTTAACGAAATGAGATTGAATGGCTGACGAAGTTGAAATTAGTAATGTAGGCGGTAGGAACGGTGTTGCCAGTGAAGCAACAATGCAACTATTGCTGGCTGAGTTTAGAACAAAAATATCAAGCGACAGCCAGTTTCAAAAGGCACAAGCACAAGCCAGAGGTCTTAATACCAAAGCGTTAAATGAAAACACAAAACAACTAGGCCCACTTGCAAAAAGTTTTAAATCTGCAACTGAAGCTACTAAAAGTTTTATTAAAGAAGCAGCCATTGGTGGAGATCGATTAGGAGATTTTGCTAGTGCAGTGTTTGGTGCAAGCAGTGTGCTTACCACTCTAGTTCGTTTTGGCGACGATACTATTGATACTTTACGTGGACTTACTAGTGTAGGTGCAAGTTTTAATAACAGCATGTTTGACATGATAGCTGCTAGTGCTAACAGTGCAATGAACATGGGAGACTTTGCATCATTAGTACAACGTAACTCACAAACACTTGTTACATTTGGCGCAAACGTAACTGGTGGCGCAAGAGTACTAGGTGAGTTTAGTAGAGATTTTAGACGTGGCGCTGGCAACGACTTGTTTTCAATGGGATTTACTATACAAGATGTAAATGAAGGTTTGATAAACTTTTTAGATTTAGAACGTAGAAGATCAAATGCTTCAATAAGAACTGATAAAATATCTCAACAAGCTGCAATGGCTTATGTATTAGAGCTAGACAAGTTAACCAAGTTAACTGGCGAAGAACGTGATCAGATTGCAGAAAGGATGGCAGCACAAGTTCAAGATGCAGGTGTAAGAGCTCAAGTAAACAGACTAGAAGGACAAGCTAGAGTCAACCTTCAATCAGGTATAGCATTCCTTGATAGTCAGTTGTCAGGACCGTTGGCTGATGCACTTATGGACTTAACTGACGGTGTTGCTCAAACTGACGTAGGTAAAGCGTTAGCCAATCAAGTTCCAGGTATAACTGCATTTGCTCAAAGTTTTTTACAAGGACAAGTTGGACTTGATGAACTACAAAACGTATTAAGAACAAGAGTAGGACCAGCACTAGAAAACTTTTCAAATGCTAACGATAAAGCAGTGCTTGACCAACTTAGAGGTAGCAGTGGTGTCACAGGTGGATTAGTTTCACTTGCTGATCAGTTGTTCAGAATCAATCAACTACAAGATAGAAGTGCTGGCTTATCAGAAGAAGAACAAGAACAAAGAGACAAAGCAACTGCTACTGTTGGCGGATTTGAACAAGCAGTTACAGATGCTAGAAAATCATTTGTTGATGCGTTCCTTGATGCTTCAACAGCAGCTGATGGCTTGTTTGATAGTTTTGGTTCATTAATGACCACTATCAAAAATATTATTGCCCCGGAAGGAGTTGAAGGAAGTATTCCTAGTTTCCAAACTGCATTGAAAAACTTTATGACAAATGCATTTGGCGAAGAAGGTTATGTGACAAAACTGGTTTCAACTATAAACACTACACTTGCAGGTGTTGACTGGGATGCAACATTTACATACATTGACACCAAGTTTAATGAGTTTACATCTTGGATAGACAGTATAATCACAACTTACAAATCAGATGGATTTAGTGCAGCATTAGAGAAAGCGGGCTCGGATATAGTGAATACATTGTTAAACTTCTTTCTTGGAAAAATGGAAAACACAAGAGCAGACGGAATGGGTGCCGATCGCAGAGTAGGCGGGTTGTTTTCTAACATTTACGAAAGATTATTTCCATCAGCATCAACTGGTCCTACTTTTTTTGAAAAAATAGAAACAAAACTCAATGATCTTTTATTTCCTGATGCATTACCGGGTACAAGTGTTATAGATAATGCATTAAAATACATCAATGATCTTTTATTTCCCGATGCATTACCGCGTACAAGTGTTATAGATAATGCATTAAAATACATTAATGAACTAATATACGGAACTAATACTAGACCAGATGGCACTGGCGGTAGAACTGGAGGC